AACATCTGGCTCAAAGTCTCTACTTCCTGATGTAGCCATTTTCTAGTTCCTTATGAGAAGAACGTAGTCATTGCCGTCAGATCAGTAACAGCAGTAAACGTAACGTACCCTCCGTTCTTAAACAAAAGACCGTCATCTGGAACGTCAGGGTAAGAGTTAGTGGTAACTCCCGCAACAGTCGCAAACTGCATAACTATCGAGCCTGTGCTAGATCCTTCTCTGAAAACTATCGTTGCTGCCCCGCTACCATTAACCACATAAATGCCGCGTAAACGACATCGAGCTAAAGATATAACACCACAACAGCTAGTACCTGATCCTGCGCTAACATTTCCTGCAGGATTACCTACCGCTGTAATAGAAGTTATAGTAGCAAAAAGCTGTGTACCTGTAGCCGTACCAGCATTCGCGCCTGTTATAGACTCTGAAACTGCAGTACCTGTCTCATCTGTACCAACAGCGGTAAAAGATATACCACTATCATTACCAGCACTAAGAATAGTAATGTTCCTTGGCGCATCAAAAGTAACAGATCCTGCAGCAGCTAAAGCGCCTCCTATTACAAGCGCAGCGTTATTAGCTACAGCAGCGGCGGTAGATATTCCATTTGGATCTGCAGCAGCAGCAGTTATAAAACTGGATGTTACATCACTACCTGAACCTTTAATGGTCATAGTGATTTACCTCCTTTAAGTAGCTACGTCATATCCTAAGATTGTAATAATCAACCTACCAGCGGTGTAATCAGCATTAGTTGCTGCACCAGCAACCAAGTAAAGATACTGATCAGCGACGATAGTACCGCCTGCTGTTCTTGTACCCACAGCAGCATCACCACCGTTGATAATCAAAGTTTCAGTCAAGCCGCTAATAGGGTCATTTTCTACACCTGTTGCTTCAGTAGCTGAGTAAAGGTCAATGTCTGGGTCGCCACCAGCGGGAGCTTCAAAACACTCCATAGTTACGCCAAAAACAACACCAGTATTGGCTGTAGTAACACGGCCTATATAAGCTACTCCGGTGTCAGCGTCACCAATAATGTCGCCAGCAGCAGTAGATGCAAGGCCAGTAAGGTCAAGCATGATTGTTGTTTTTACAAGATTTACATTAGTAGTAGTGTCGCTTTTAAAACGCTCTACCTGAGTGATGTAAACCTCTGCCGTGCCTTCTATACCGGCTGCGGCTGCGGCTTCGGTAGCCATTTTGCTGCCACTGGTAATAGTAATAGCGCCAGTAGTTGCATTTTTAGATACGGTTTCAAAACCGTTTTCGGAACGGACGGGACCGTTAAAAGTTGTATTCGCCATGATATCTCCTGTCTAGGCTAGTGTCAGGCGCGGTATTGCACCTGTCAGGGATAGGTTCTTTATACTACATAAAAAAGAAGGGGGCAAGATATGCCCCCTTCTCCATGGTTTCACATGAAACCTTTTAAGCGCCTTGAGATCCGAAGACACATCTTGGGTTGCTGAATCCGAATGAGTAACGCTCTCTAGCTTTGTAGCGAACATTACCTGTATCGAAATCACCTTCCATAGAAGTGGTGATCGGAGTTCTTTCAAAGTGCTTAAACCCATCAGGGCAGTCAGTCATCAGGAAGAATCCATCAGTATCCGTCAAGAAGTGGTTGACTGAGTAGCCTTCTGGCAACAGTCCCATATTCTTGATTGCGTTGATGTCATTATCTGCCGTTCCGACTCTTCCTGGAGTTTCAAGCAGCCTATCAGCAACAAACTGAAGTTGAGGCGGAACAATCAACTTGGTTCCCCGAAGGGCCAAGATCATGTTTCGATCATCAACGAAAGTTGAGATGTTGATCAAAGCATTTTCCAGTGACGTTTCGTTAAGATCCGCCTGGGTTACCGCCCGGTTAGCAATGGTTCCACCATTAGCGAGGGGGTGTGCAGTGTTGATTAAAGATACACCGTCACCTCCAGCAAAGTTTGCGTTAAACGCATTGTTCAATACGTTTGCAGCCTTTACCTGCTTAGTGTGGGCCATGCTTCGTGCAAGAGCCTTTGTATATCGAGCGCCGAGGCGGTCATACAAATTATCTTCCACTGCTTCTTCCGTAAGGGAGAATGCAAGGGCTATAGTTTCGTGAGTGTAACGAGCGGTGAAACCTTCGCTTGCGCTATCGTATTGTACGCCTTGACCTTCATCCTTAGTGGATGCATTGCCAAAGCCAACGATCATTACTTCTTCTTCAAATGCACGATCTGAAGATTCAGTATCAAAGATTTCTGCATGTTCGTTTTCGTAACGATCATACTCCATGCCAAACAAAGCGTTTAGGCCGGGCTCAAGTTCTTTAGCTAGTTGTGCGCGTGAAATTGCCATCTATTCAGCCTCCTTTACGCTAAACCAACTGCTTTAACGCCAAACAGATGGTTCTGTATGGTGACAAGCACGTTAGTGTTGGCTGTAATTACATCTGAATTCTCAGGATCTGTAGAGATATCCAGGGCTTTTAATGGCAATGTCGCTGTTGTTGCACCAGTAGTAACGTCAAGCTCAAGGTACGAAAGACCACTCGCTTCACTTCCTGTTCCAGCATTATCAACAATATCGAAATTACCAAACAAGTCTGCAACAGGGAAAGCAGCGTCAGCTTGCACTTCAAACACATCCATAGGACTGTCGTAAATGAAAGCTACTGCATCAGTGGCCGCGTTTCCGGGCCAGTAATTGCTCCATGTTGGCTTGCTAGTAGTTGGGTCTGTATAAAAACATCCGTTAAATACGCCTAAGATGATGACGTTAGTAGCACCACCTCCATCAGCTCTCGCAATACGAGTCACATTACCAGCAGTACCTTGAGTGACAATGTCACCTTGGTAGATGTTAGTAGCGTTGGTCGCATCTGCAGTTGTTATTCTGTAGCGAGACTGACCTGAAGAGTAATAGTTACCCTGCAGGTTACGAACATAACGGAGTCCAAAAGGGGCATCTAAGTTTGCCATTTTCTAGTTCTCCTTATAAACACAATCAAAGTTAGTCGTTTTTACCAGAGGCACCAAAAGTTATCTTGGTTTTGCGTTCTTGATGTATCGGCATTCTAGGATCGCTTTCACGCATAAGATTATTATCTACAGCATTCATCTGATTTTCAGTCTGCTGTTCGTAATAAGCGTTCCTTTCTTCCGCTGTCTCAATCGGTATTTTGGCAAGAATTAGACCACCAACGCCCACAGTTCCAGCGTGTTTCCCTTCATCGATTGTAGGCAAATCAAAGCCTTCAACCTCAGATGGATGCACAGGCTCATAACCTTCCTGAAACCTTTTGTGTACATTGGTCTTGTCATCCTCATTTCTTATATGAGTTCTTACCCACCGATATCGCATACCAGGAGGAGCTTCTGGAGCTTCTAGTGCTTGAGGCGGCTTCCATGGTTGCCTAGTCGTTTTACTACCCCTAGCAGCTTGGCTCCTTGGGGTTCTTTTCGATCCAGCATTTTTAGTTTCTGTCATGATGCCTGTAACCTCATTTTCTGTTTTGCGTAATCCTTAAACGATACACCTAGTCTTTTAGATAATGCTTGCTCACTAGGGGTAAGCTCAACTCTACGATCATTTTGACTGCGTCCATTTCCTGTTGTGCGCGTACCAGAAACTACGGTTTGGACGGGTCTTCCGTTGTTTCCTGCGTTGCTTTCCGCTTTGAACCTGTTTGGAAGTTCTTCGCGTAATCTGTTGTCCAAATTAGAATAGTATTCATTTGATTCTAAGTCAATTCCAGACTCAGCTAATTCTTGGTGTATTACCATAGCTGTGCTTGTCATTATCTTATCAACACCGAACCATTCGTTCTTCTCTGCCCAACCTTGAGCTTTTGAAGAAGGCTCAGAATACTGAGGCTGTTGCTGTTGAGGTTGCTGTTGCTGCTGTTGGTACTGGGCTTCATCAGCCTGTCTCTGTCTTGCCTGGTTGTTATTCCAAGCTTCCATGTCCTGCTCGTACTTAACTAATTCTCTTTTATACTGCTCAAGAGAAGTTCTTTCAGATTCCGCCCTAGCTAATGCTTGTTGAGCATCTGCCATAAGTTCAGGATCGCCAGACTCATAAGCTTTAGTAACAGAGTTTTTTGCTGCTTTCGCTTGAGCATCTACCCTGCCTTCAAACTCATCCTTATAGCTTTTTGAAATTTTTAAATTTTCATCGGCTGTTGTCTGGCTAGTTAGTTGCATTTGAGAAGATAACTTTTTGTTTTCTTCTTGCAACTGCTTGGCGTATTGCAAAGCTTGAAGCTCTCTGCGTTGATAATCTTTAGCCTGTTTAACAGCCTGGTTAATTCTTCCTTGAGCTGTCCTTGATTTTTTTTCTATCTCAGTTAGCTCTTCTTCGTCTTCACCTACGGGAGCTTTTTCAAAGTTTTCTTTAACTTCGTCTTCGGTAATAGGAGAGACTTCTCCAACATCCTCGTCAGTTAAGTCTATAAAAGTAGACTCTTCTTGAGGCTCTTCAACAGCGGCTCTTCTCCCTTCGGGAATTGCTACTTTATTTATGTTGTCATCATTTAAGTTAGCGAGAGCATCGCTTAAAGTTTCTTCTGTCATAACCTACCTCACAAAGC